AGGAGTACTTGACTTAACTGCCTCGATGCCCATAATCTTGAGTTGTGGTTCTTGGTAGCGTACACCTTCCATGTCCCATACGTTTAAGATATATCGTTTCTTAGCAGTCCAGATACCTTTGTCTGCGATTGCCTCACGGCCCATTTCCATCTTCTGTTCATATGCATTTACATATTTAGCAAGATCTTGATAACTCTTATCAATAAAAGGTTCAATTTTCTCTTTAGCAATCTTGTCGAGGAAGTCCACCACCCTGAGTCGATATGAATCCTCTGACTCAGCATCTCTCTTCGTAAGCACTTTACTAACAAGTTCATCAAACCTAATGTACACCGAATCTGTATCTGATGCAATAACATAATCCACCTCTTCGCTTTTCAGCAGTTTGTTCAAGTAACCATTCAGTGCTTTTTCAATCCACCGAATAGATAGTTGTCCAGAAGTTGTAATACCTTCTGCAATCTTTAAATCGTAATACCTAAACCATTCATTACCAATCGCACCATAAGCAGAGTTCAAGGAAATCTTTCGTGCCATCTGGATGTTCTGATAACGAGACACATCGTTTAGGTACTTAGGGTCTTTGGTATCTTCATACTGCTGTTTAGCAGTCAACATCTTCTTCTTGTAGATAGTACGATCATTGTACATCTCTTGCATCATCTCAGGCAAGAACCCTTGTTTCTTTGTTCTGAACAATGCACCGTTTGGTGTCCGAGCAACTTTTGCATCTGGTAACATAGACAAGTCTATCTGTTTTGATAACATCTCATCAATGGTATTGTCATTGTAAGGCATGGTCTGAGGCAACAACATCTCTGGGGAAATGTTGTATTGCATAATCAAGTGAGGATACAGGGAGTTCAAGTCAAAAGACATTACCCACTTGTGTTGTCCAACCTGTGGGTCTTTAACATATGCACCGATATACTTCTCACCCTTACTCTCGTTACGAGTCTTTGTTGGGATAACAACCTTACGTTTGAGAAGGTGATTATAAATCAACACATCCCAATACTTAACAGATGTAAATGCATCAGACATATTAACCTTAGCCTCATACGTCATAGTAAGAAGCAAGTCAATCAGTTTCATTTTGGAATCTAGTCTATCAACTAGTTCAACGTCCATTATGTTATAGTCAATAAAAGACTGATAGTCTTTCTGATACCAATCACTGAATGTGTCGTATGGATTCTCATCCTTACGTTGTCCTAGTTCGACAAAAGCGATATGGTCTAGACGGTATGACTCTTGGTTTGAGTATGTAAATTTCTTGTATAGTTGAAGGTAATCAAGGTTGTTAACACCCATGATTTCAAACATTTCTGTCTTCTTACCAAACCCACTGTTCACCATGCGTGACTGCACAACACCCCAAGGAGATAGACGTTTCATAGCGTCTTCACCCAGCTGGGAATTGATACGGTTACAGATGTAGGGAAGGTCGAAGAATTCAGTATTCCAACCAGTAATGATATCAGGATGATCTGCATCCCACCAACCAAGGAACCTAGCAAGAAGTTCACGTTCAGTAGGACAATGAATATACTCTACATCATCTCTGCTGTTTTCATAAGGGCGCATACCCCATACAATAAACTTGCCTGCGTTATGGTCTTTGACAGTGATAGACAGCATAGGTTCTGCTGCCTGATCGGCATGAGGGAATCCATTCTCACACTCTACCTCAATATCTATCGTGACAATCTTCAGTTGTTTTGAATCAAACTGAATTTGTTTTGGATACTTTTCAGATAGGTATGTGTAAGGGAATTGGTTCATTCCATACACAAGATGTGGTTGGGACTGATACTGCTCAATAAATGCTTTCGCTTCCTTAATAGAGAGAAACTTCATTGGATTGACGTTTTTGTCATCCAAGGTTTTCCAACCAGTTTCTTTCTTTACAGGAACGTAAAGAGTGGGCTCGTACTTTACTTTGAAGTTAGTACGAACGCCATCCTTTACGGCACGAACAAGCAGTTGGTTGCCCCATTGGGCAACGTGTGTATAGAAGTTCGACATATTTTTCCTTATCAATTAGGTTCATTATATACTATTTAAGGCTGAATGTCAAGAGAAAAGTGGTAATTGATCCTCTGGGAAGTAGTTATCAATCATGTCGATAACATCTTGCTGTTGGGCCATTGCCTGTAGTTCTTTCTCAACTGTTTGTGCGATATCTGAGTGTTCCCCGATACCAGCAGGATTCTTTAAGTAAACCATTACATTTACTTTATGCATGTCAATCTTTGCTTGTGCAACTTGACGTAGTGCGTTCAGAATATCTTTGCTCATTTTATAGTTCTCGCTTTTTTCCAATGTTATATTTTGTCTCCAAATCCCACTCACTTTTCTCCTTAAAGGAAATGACTTTGATTTGTGACAAAGGTGCTTTCGGTTCTGTATCACCGATTATCTCAATTAATCCCCAATCACCCAAAAGAGTTGCGATTGAGTTCCTTCGTGCCACATCATTCTCGCTGATGTTTGTATCCTTACCATCAAGGGCAAACAACTCTTTAAAATGTACAATGTAATACCTACCTTGTTTATGTAGGATATGACATGATTGGTACAACTTCCTCTCTTTACGAGAGGCAACACCTATTCTTGATAGTGTCTCACGAACCTTTAAGAAGTCATCAGGTTCCTTTAATTTTACTTCTAGCATCCTTTCGGGCCGCCATTCAATTGCTTCCATTTCTTCCACCTTTATTCAAACTATCTTTAATAGTCTTTATCTGTTCATTATTAAGTACCGAAAGAGCAACCTTCGCTTTTTCATTACCGTAGCCATAATACTCTTTAACATACTCTATATCATCTAACTTTTCAGCTTTCACCCAAGGGGCGAAGCGTTTCTTAGACCTAATAGTATTTAGTAAAAAATCATACTGTAGCTTTGCGTCAAGGTGGTGACGCATATTCATTTCATTAACGAACATAATGGTGTCATTAAAAGGCGCCAGACATCTGTTTACAACATATGCTGGATACTTCTTTTCCCACATAGGATCATCTGAATCCATCAGATTTTCCTTAGTGTGATTTACTGAGTTAAGATAATGTTTTAATTCATAACTCATTTGAACTGCACCTGTGACATAACCTCAATCATAAACGCTTGCATGTTTATCTCTTGGTCTGCAACAAATGCCGATTTGTATTGATAGTCTGCAACTGCCATTACCATATGTGGAATGGTACTGGATTGTATATTATCATACAGTGTATCATAAATCTTACGATACAATTGTGAAGGGTCATTGTCTAGATTGTTTGCAATCCAAGAACGAATACCTTTAAAGTCTTTCGCCTTGAGATGGACAATCAAGTATTCCAGTGTCAATCATACCAGAAGCAGAGTATCTTTGCAATTCGTTTAGAACCCTACGCCAATCTGGGAAGTGTTTCATTACCAGTTCTTGTACAACTTTAGGCTGGTATTGTACATTCTCTTGTGCAAGAATATTCTGCACACGTTTGTAGAATTCACCAGCAAGTTTAGGTTTGTCTGTATTAGGTATCTTGAATACCACACCAGAACACCGACTATGCAAAGGTTCGATAATCCTGTTCTTAAAGTTACAGGTAAGAATGAACCCACAGTTCTTGTGGAACTCTTCAATAAACCCACGCAACGCTGGTTGTGTAGATTGTGGATTGAGATAGTCTGCCTCATCAAGAATTACAAACTTACGATTACCATCCATAGAGACAGTACTTGCAAAGTTCTTAATCTTGTTTCGTAGAACATCAATACCTGATTCTTCTGAACCGTTGATTAACATATATGTAGCACCGATTTCTTCAAGCATTGCTTTTGCAACAGTTGTTTTACCGACACCAGCACCACCCGACAGAAGTAGATTAGGGATGTGCCCATCATCTACAAACTGTTGGAAGGTTTTCTTTAAGTCATCAGTAAGAACACACTCACTGATAGTTTGAGGGCGGTACTTCTCCACCCATAACATCACATCATTCATTATATAATTCCTTCTGGTTTAGGATGCTTCTAGAGCAATAAAGTATTCAATAGGTTTAGTCATGTTAGTGAAACGTGATATACCTTTAGAGGATACTTCTACTTTATAGTCTCCAGCCAGAAGTTTTAGGTTCTCTACTTTAAAGTAGTGTGTGAAGTCAGAAGGTGAATTATCACCAACCTTAATTGCAAAGTCGTTTGAAGTCTCGTTCTTACGATCTGTTACAGTAAGTAAAACATCACCACCAGCAGTACCTCGTAGCACTACATCAGGCACACCAAGTACAGCAGAGGCCTTTTGAATCTGATTGAATGTATCTTGTGTAAAGGTAAATTCAACATCAACAGTTGGCATAGTGATTTCAGTCTTGGGTGTTGTTACAACAGATGGGTCACTAAAGAAGTAGTTCAGTGAACTACCACCACCCTCTTCATTCAACTTTACAGACTTGTCCGTAAATTCTAAACTGGGACTCTTAAATAATGAGAGTGCAGATAAGAACTCGTGTAAGTCGTATATCGCAAATTCATCAGAAAAAGTATCTGGAATAGTCGCCTTTGCTACAATGTTCTTCATTGCAGACATGGTGTTAATCGTGTTACCAGATTTTACCAGAAGGTTTTGGTTAATGGTTGAGAAGTTTTTAAGAACCTCTCGTGTGTCGCCGCTTAATTGCATCATAATTTATTTCTCCATTGTGTCGTGATTATGTAGTGCCATTATACCATAATGGATCACCTTTAGCAAGTCTTTTCTGTTCTTGCCTTCTTTTTTTCCGTACCGTTGTGCATATTTTAATATGTTGCCGATACAAAACCCTTCTCCATGGCCCGAGTCCATGATGAATTCTGTTGCTTGAAATTTGTTGTGGGAATAGTGTGAGTCATAAGTAACATCTATGTACTCTTTGATTTCAGAAAGCAATATGTCTTCTGAGTATTTGTAGTCTATATTCAAATTGTTCATCCTATAATTTTTCATTTGTTACACCCATTGTAACACAAAAGGACGCCTCTGTCAAGAGGCGCCCGTCACTTATTTCATTATTTAATTTTTATCGTGCGTGGCTTCTTATCATCTGGGATAATTCGCTCCATACGAATGTTCAGAATACCATTCGTCATTTCTGCGTCTTTTACAACTACATCATCTGACAACGTGAAGGCACGTTTAAAATGGCGACTAGAGATACCTTTGTGAAGATATTCTGTACTGTCGGTTTCTGATGTTGACAAATCAATCGAATTGATAGACAACTTGTTTTCCACCATACGAATTTCGACATCATCCTTTGCAAACCCAGCTATTGCTAGTTGGATAAGAAATTCTGTGTCAGATTCTTTAATGATGTTATATGGGGGGTAATTACTCTGTTCTGAATATCCAGCCGAATTAGTTAGACTATCGAACATTCTATCGAAACCGATAGAGAAAGTATTGATCCTAGACGGATCGAGGGTTGTGTAATTTAATGCCATTTGATTTCTCCTATTTAAAGCAAGTAAATATGTGATACCCGATTATCGGCATATCACAAGTATATATAAGGATTGGCAAGGGATTTTTCAACCCCTCACCAACTTTTTTACGCCGCCTCGGCGTATGCGATTGCCTTATCTAATGCACTTAGTTTAACCTTACGGTTACGTCCATACCATGCAGACTGTAAACGTCCGTCATTTGAACGACCCTGTAGGTGGTCTGTCATGTTTGTGACAGAGTTAAATGCAGTCCACCAAGAACCTTGAGCGAACTCTGCGCCAGGCTGGATGTCCAAGTTCTCAAAAGCAAGTTTTGAGTTGCGAGAAGTAAAGGGCATTGCACCTTCTACTTTTTCCTTCGCAGGGGCACCGAATACTTCATTGAAGTACTGGATAACATTCTCTGGTGTATATCGTTTTCCACCAAGGAACTGCGCCATTGACTTGTACTGTTCCATCTTCTCACGAGCAATACCCATCTGTTCTTTAACAGCGGCAGGGTCAAATGCCTTACGGTGATTTACCGTTACCATCTTATCTGCATTCTGTGAAAGGGACAGTGTTAATGTATTGTTACATACTACACGAATTGGTGTCATGCGAATGTTAATCGCCTTACCAAACTGGTGTGGATTAGTAAACAAGAAGTAGTTCTCAGTAACGTCACCGTTGAACAACTCAAAAGACTCTTTAGTCTTTGCAAGAGCCCATACCATCTGTCCATCTTTCAACGAACCAGCAGTATGCATTTCCATGTCACCAGACATGCAGTACTCTTGGAAGAACTCAAATGCCTCTGAGTTTTGCACTGGATTCCAACCCTTACCGACAACATCTAATACAGTGTTGTCTGAAGTCCGAATCAGGGCCTCTTTGTTTTTAATTGGAACACCTTGTGCAGTAACAAGTGGTTGTTTTTCAACTTCCCAATCAAGTCCTGCCACCTTCTGGAACTGGTCAGGGGATAGTTCATAATCCACCTTAGTACCTAGTCCATGCCAAGGAAGTTCCCCAACATATGCCATTTGCGCTTTACCGTCAATCATTTCAATTTCGTGACTCATAATATATCTCTCCTAGAGGTTTGTTTTTCTAACTTACCTATACATTATACGATGTTTTCATAACAAAGTCAAGAGGTTTTTCAATCTTTTTTTGACTTCTTTTCGTACTGTATAGTCGATTTCTCAATCTTACATATACATTATACATGTTATTGGAACAAATGTCAAGATGTTTTTAGAACTTTATACAACTAAATGCGAGAAATTCTTCTCTTTCTTGAATTGGACGATGCTTCTGAACTTGTCAAACAGCATATCCTGTTTATGGGAGATAACGAACACGTTTTGGTCTGAGAACGTATCAAGGATTTTGAGGAAGTCATCTGTACCAGAACCATCCAAAGAGGAATCAAAGATTTCATCTAGGATTAATAGGTTCGTATTGGTAGAGTTCTTCATCTTAGCAATAGCACGCCATGTGAATAGGAGGGCCAAGTCAATACGCATCTTCTCACCTTCAGAGAATGATGCATAGGAAAACTCATCACGAAAGCGTGACTTGATTGTTTCGTTGAAGTTCTCATCTAAGTTAAACTGTACATAGAAGTCCATCGAACTGAGATAGGTATTCACCAATTTGTTCATAATAGGTAAATACTGTTTCACTATCTTAGTCTTGATACCACTGTCTTGTAATAGATTACGAGCAACATCAACGTAGAACTTGTCTTCATTTAACTTAGACTTCTGTTCTTCAATAAGGGAAATCTTACCCTTGAGTTCTGCCAACTTAGTCTTGTCATCATCAGATACAGAACCTTGTGTATAGGTTTCGATATCCTTCTCTAACTTAACATTGAACTTTTCTAACTCATTTATAGAAGAACGAATCTTAGCAATCTCTACATCATGTTTACGAAGTGTAGCAAGGTTATCTTTAATGATATCTAGTCGTTCGTGTTCTTCCCTTTCCATTCTATTGGCGTCTGCAATAGCTCTGTCGAGTTGTCCGAGTTTTCCAGTACTTGCATCAATCTTCGTCTGCTTTGTCTCTGGCGTGATATCCTGTTCGCATGTCGGACATTCCTCGTTGCTCTGGAAAAAGTTGATCTGCCTTTCATGTTCACCTCGTTTGTTAGATAGTGCAGCTTCTGTTCTGGATAATTTTCTAATCTTTTCTTCTAATCTAATCTTATGTTCACTATCAAATGATAACGCTTCTTTAGCATTATCCAAGGAGACAATCTCTCCCTGTTTAGTTTTTATAGCAGAATCATTTGATGCAACCTTAGACTTACTATCATCAATGATAGATGACTTGTTCTCAATCACATCTTTAATAAATCTTTCTTGTAGGGTTGCCTTTTCTTTTGTCAAGTCATACGTCTGTTCAGTGTTCCGAATATTCTCATTTAGTTCTTTTGTTTGATTCTTCAATAGGAAGTTCATCAAAGAGAAAATCTTAATGTCTAGGATATCCTCGACAACCTCACGGCGTGCCTTGGTAGTAAGTTGCATGAATGGTACAAAGGTAGACGAACCTAGTATAACAACCTGTGTGAAAGAACGATAGTTCAATCCCATAATCTGTTGTTCTAAGTACTTCTGATAGTCTCTGGCGTTTGCGTCTTGGTTAATCATACTACCATTAACATACACTTCAAACTTATTGGGTTTGATACCCCGAATAACCTTAACGTCCTTCCCGCCCACGTTAAACTCGACCTCAACCACAGACCCGCTGTTATTTACAGTGTTTACCAATTGCTTCTTGGAGATATTTCTGAAAGGTTTATTAAACAAACCAAAGCACAAAGCGTCAAGAATGGTAGACTTTCCAGCACCATTCTCTCCAATAATCAGAGTAGATGAACTCCTGTCCAACTGGACTTCTGTGAAGGTATTCCCTGTCGAAAGAAAGTTCTTCCAACGTACATATTTAAAAGTAATCAAAGTTCTAAGTCACTCGCTTCTAAGTATAACGATTTCATCATTGATGTGAGTCTTTCTTTATTCAAGTCCACATCTAGTTCATCAATATATCGCTCCAACACTGTCATAGTGTCTTCTGCATTTTCAACAATAGCATCATCTACATTAGATGCATCTAATTCAGAGAAGTCCTCTACAATCTTCACCTCATGGGCGCAAGATTCAGATAAGACTTTATCCACAAACCTATCGAATTGATAGATATCTTTCTTATTAACTACAACTATTCTAACATACTTATCCTTCAATGTCAAGACATCATAAGAAGAAAAGTCTGTTGTTGTGTCATCGTAGTAAATCTTTTCAAAGATAGTGAAAGGGTTTAGTACACGTTCCAAGTCTCTGGTAGTAGTGTCGAATATATGGAATCCTTTAGGACATCCATAGTCAGCCCAAGTCATTTGGTAGGTAGTACCAAGATAGTAAACTTGTCCGTCATCAGACTTCTTGTGGAAGTGTCCACTGAATACCGTATCGAACTTCTTTAGGAAACCCTTGTCATATCCACCCTCTGCCTTTACACCAGCATGCATCTCAAACCCATTAATCTCCAAGTGTCCAATTGCAACCTGTGCCTTGGTTTCTTGAATATGAGTCATAGTTTCTGCATGGTTCTCTGGACAAATCCAAGGAATGAAACAGATAGGAGTTCCGTCAAACTCTACTGTAGCTGTTGCTGGGTATGTGTGTATATTGTCGAACTTACCATTAATCAACTCTTCTAGAGAGTTAACATCATTAGTGTTCTTATAGAATGTATCGTGATTACCTACCAGCATGTGGAGAGTAATACCTAGTTCTTCGTGTTTCTGTAGAAACCGTTCACGAAAGTCTTTGGCAATCTTATAGGAAACAAACTTACGTCTGTCCATAACATCACCACCATGAATAACCGTATCAATGCCACGTTTAATTAACTCTGGGAAATATACTTCATCCCAGAATTTGTAAAAGTAGTCATTGAAAAAAAGGTTATCGTTTCGTGCGCCGAAGTGCGTATCAGTTATTAGCGCTATCTTCATTTATTTCTTCACCTTGTTCATCATAAAATTTTTCAAGTCCTTTAGGTTCTTTCTTAACCTTCTTCTTTGGTTTATAGACTGCTTCATCAGGAAGGAAGTTCTTTTGTAGATAGTCTACATATCCTGCCTGAGACATGTCTTCACCTTGCATCATCATCTCAACATTCATATTAGAAATAATTTGATGTTTAACATGTTGTTGCTTCTTCTCTTTTGCAATTCTACGAAGGAATGCATAGTAGATGATTTGAGTAAAGTAAGCAAAAGGGTTCTTGGACTTCTCTGGATTGAAGTTACCACAGTATTGTAAACAGTTCTCAATGCCGTCTGATATCATCTCATCCCGATAGGTATAGTTGATGAAGTTTGGACGGTATGACAAATGATTTGCAATCTTTAGAAAGCACTCGCCGATATAGTTCGTAACAGGTGGTTGTGGGTCACCCAATTCCTCTGCGTCTTTGCATTTATCTTTCCACTCTGACATAGCGGCAAGAAAGTCTGCATTGTTGACGTAGTGAACACCCTTTTGTTTTTTAGCCATTATCTTTATTATAACTCCACAGTTTGTTGTATTAATTTTACAACGTATAACATATTATACATTATTCACACGAAATGTCAAGAGATTATTCAATTTAACTTTATTTCTCAAAAACTATTGACAACCTCTTGACATGGTTGTATAATGGGTATGTACCCTTTGAGAATGATTAGAATTAGAGTATAAGCTAATGTATTGTTTTAGACACATTAGAGAATAGTTCTAACTGTTCTTCCATCTCTATTTCATCAAGTTCCTGATCAGTAGGTTCAATCCAGATATCATCATCAGGCGATTCACTTCGCATCCTTGTGACACAAACTTCATAAAACTTAGACAATCCGACTGAAGCACTTACTTTTAGAATTACACTACTCTTGTTGATTTGAAATACTTCTTCTTCAGAGAAATGTACCCATCGTCTTAACGATACAGATTCTTCGATTCCTTGTCTTGTAATTTTAGGTATTGAACTAACTAGTAATGGATTCTCTATCTGGTAAGTCTTTGATGCTATATCATCAGTAAGCTTACATACAATCTCTTCGCCACTAGATAACTTTAAAATAATATTCTCTGTTGTCATATCTTTATCCTTGTAATCTCGTAGTCAAATTCTTCTTCTGCATATATATTTATTCGTTCTTGAAAGTGGTTAATTGTAAAGTTTCTCTTAGACTTGTGTGTTAAGTCATCAGCTAAATCATAAAGAGTTGCCGATTCTTTACTTTCACTCTTACGCAATCCTCGACCTATACTCTGCAATGTACGAATTCTAGACTTACTTGGACTAGAGAATACGATGTTATGGAGATTACGGATATTAATACCAGTAGAGAATGTACCATAAGACGCAACAATGATTGCACTCTTTTCTAGTTCTG